AACAAGGTCGGAGAAAAATCCGAGCAAGGGTCGGAAAAATCTCCGACAAATCAGGATACCAATCATCAGGGTACCAATCAGGATACCAGTCAGGACTTGCAAGGCAGCCCGGACAAGCCGGCCCGCAATCTGGTTCTGGTGGTTGATCGCACCGATGCGCCACGGGTTGAGATTCCCGCTGACATGCCCGGCCCAAAAGACCAGTCCTGCAAAACCTTCAAGGTCTGGGCGAACTACGCCATGGCCTACCGCAAACGCTACAGCGCATGGCCGGTGTGGAACGCCAAGGTCGGTGGCCAGCTTGGCCAATTGGTCGACCGACTCGGTGCCGATGTCGCCCACCATGTGGCTGCCCACTATCTGAAAACCAGCGATGCCGTTGTGCTGCGCAAGTGCCACAGCCTCAACGAGCTGCTGGCCAACGCCGAGAGTTACCACACGCAGTGGGTGACCGGGCAGCGCATCAACGGCACGACAGCACGTCAGATGGAACGGACTGAGGCGAACCACTCCGCAGCGGAGCAGGCCGCGCAAATGGTCTTGGCCAAGCGCCAAGCGGGGGAGCGCAATGAGTACCTTTGAAATGAACGATCAGCAGGTTGCCGGGCTTGCTGCAGCGATCTGCGCCACTGCCGAGGCCATGGGTCAGGAAATGAATCCAGGTACCGCGGCGATCATGGCCGAAGATCTCTGTGCTTACCCGGTGCAGGTGGTGAAGGCTGCACTAAAGGCCTGCCGCTTTGAGGTGAGGGGCAAGTTGGCAATGGCCGACATTCTCCAGCGAGTTCAGATCGCCGACGGGCGCCCGGGCAAGGACGAAGCATGGGCAATCGCCATGACCACCAACGACGAGTTCGAAACCGTAGTGCTGACCGACGAAACCCAGCTCGCACTGGCTGCTGCAAAACCTGTCCTCGATGCCGGTGACAAGGTCGGTGCGCGCATGGCATTCAACAGTGCTTACGAGCGTCTGGTAGCGCAAGCCCGGGAGGACGGCAAGGAGGTGAACTGGCATGTGTCTGTCGGCTTCGACGCCAACCGCCGCACGCAGGCGATTACCAAAGCCCTGCAAATGCAGCGAATCCCACAGGAGCGCGCTCAGCAGTACTTGGCCGACTTGAGTGTCGCGCCGGTTACCGAAGACGGCCGGGCCGTCGTTGCGCTGCTGACCGGTGATGTAGCGCGGCCTTCGCCAAAACTGCGCGAGAAGCTCGCTGCGGTGAAGGATTCGATGCTCGCCATGCGCCAAGCATCGATAGAGGAAAAAACAGAACTGCGAATTCTGGCAGCCAATGAACTGGCGGATCGCCGGGCGCTGCTGATTCAGCAGGCTGAACAATTGAAAGCAAGGAGTGCGGCTCAATGACCATCGACAAACAAAAACTCCAGAAGCTGCTGTGGGCCGAGGCCGCGTCATTCCGGTCTGACTGCGCAGAGTGGAAGCTCAACACTGAAGCGCTGCAGGACTTTCTCGGCGATAGAACCGTGGAAGAGGTTGCGCTCGAGCTGCTGGCTGAGAACGAACGTCTGACGAACCAGCTCGGCGAAATGAGCGAGACGCCACCTACCAACGTGGTGCACCAATGAATCCCGAATACACGATCCGCGACCAGCGCGACGTCAATCGGCTGGCCGGCGTTCTACATGCCATCGACCTGAGCAAGCCGAAGGTCGTTGTGATCCGCGACGAGAAACGCCCGGACATCTGCAACCGCAAGATGTGGGCAATGCTTAAGGACGTTTCCGACCAGGTGATCTGGCACGGCAAGAAACTGACCAGTGAGGACTGGAAGTGCCTTTTCAGTGCCTCGTTGGAGAAGCAGCGCGCCGAGCCTGGCCTCGATGGCGGCTTCGTGGTGATGGCCGTATCGACCCGCAAGCAGTCGCAGAAGTGGTTCAGCGATCTATTCGAGCTGATGCACGCCTTCGGCGCCGAGCATGACGTGCGCTGGACAGAGCAAGACAAATGGGGAGGGCGCTACTGATGCGAACTGCCCTCAAGGATGTGAAGCAGAAAACCTGCAAGGCCTGCGGCGAGAAGTTCGCGCCGATGTTCAACACCACACAGGTTGTGTGCAGCCCGAAATGCGCGCTGGCTCATGCGCCGGCGAACAGCGAGAAAGCCCGCAAGGCCATCGACCAGCGCGAGCGCCGCGAGATTCAGGTGCGCAAGGAGAAGCTGAAGAGCAGGGCGGAACATTTGCGCGAAGCCCAGACGGCTGTGAACGAATACGTCCGTCTGCGTGACGCGCACCTGCCATGCATTAGCTGCGACTCGATGCCGAACGACAACAACCTAATTACAGGCAGCCGTTGGGACGCTGGGCATTACCGATCCGTCGGTGCCTGCCCTGAGCTGCGGTTCGAGCCGCTGAACATTCACCGCCAGTGCGTGAAGTGCAACCGCAACCTGTCCGGCAACGCCGTGGAGTACCGCATCCGATTGTTACAACGCATCGGTGCCGAAACAGTGATTTGGCTGGAAGGGCCTCATGAGCCCCGCAAGTACACCGTGGAAGAAATCAAAACCATCAAGGCCGAATACCGGGCCAAGACCCGCGAACTGAGAAAGGGGCAGGCAGCATGAAATTGATCAACGCACGTCAAGCGTGGACAGACGCACAACATGAATCGAATGCCTCAATCAGTGCGGCGGCGGCCGACCGGGCAAAATCCGCGACCGTCGTCCGGAAGGAGAAGGCCGCGCTCCGAGAGGTCATCTTTGCCGCCCAGGGCGATGACAAGGAAGAACGCATCATGGCTGTGCGCCAGAAGATCCACATTGCGGAGACGCGCCGCACGCCTATTGGTCGGTCGACACATCGAGCCGCTCATCTGGTGACCATGGGGAAGGTGCAGAAGGCAATTGAGTCGTTGCCGTTCCAGGTGCAGCAGTTGGGGCACTACCTCTACCACCCGTGCATGACCGTCGTGCACATGCTCAACGCCGAAAAGCTAATTTGGTCGGATACGGACTTTGGCGCGCTTACCGATGCCAAGGCGTCGAAGGTACATTGCCTGATCACCTGCGCCCTGCAGTCCTACAAGGCCGAGGCGAACGGGGGCGATGCCTGGGGGCCGGCTCGAGTGTCTGACGCCATGATGAAGCTGTACGGGATCGCTATCCAGCCCAAGCACTGGGATCGCGACTGGCTCGACATCTGGAATATCCTGCGAAAAGCCATCGAGGAAGTGGATATTCAGGCTCAACAACCGGTGTGGCAGGTTATTCACGCAGAAAATACAGAGGATGCGGCATAAAGGTGTTGCTATGGCGGGGAGTTTGATGTACTTTTCCCACACTGCGCAACTTACCTCCAGCGCACGATAACTTCGAAACCCGGCCGCCGCGCCGGGTTTTTTGTAGTGATTGCATTATGATGTCGCCTGCTCTCTAGATAACGAGTGAACAGGGATATCTTTATGCGTCGAAATCTTGAACACGTTAAGCACCTGCTTGACCTCATCGAGGCCCATGCCTCTGATTATGGGATCAACTTGCTTGATTTGCAGCCAAAATGGGAAGCAACAAGTAGTAAGCAAGACATTCTTTTGCGTGAGTCTGAGCTTCTCTATTTGCTGGATCGATGCGCCGAAGCAGGGTTCATCACTATTTCTGGTGGGAACACCATTCAGTTAACTTGGGCTGGTCATGAATATCTTGATTCTTTATCTGCCAAGCTTTCTGGCTGAATGATCGAAATGAAATCCTCGTCATTGCACGGGGTTTTTTTATGCTTGGAATTTACCTGTAACCAGGACAGCCCTCTGGAAAGCCTGGACGTCGATAGCCGGATAGTGCGACGTACGGAATCAACGCCGGCAGCCCGCGCACTCTGACCTCACATGCTTGTGGAGTGGCGCGAGACTGGATCAGCGAGATCGATGCAAAAGGGCGTCGACGCTGGGAAAGTCTTTGGCCGACAGCTCGGAAAGACAAGCGCACTTATTAGATCAGTGCAATGCTGTCGACCGATTTGCCGGTTACCGGATCTTTCATCGTTGAGCGGCGGAAGCGACCGGTTGCGACGATCTGGTCAAGAACCGCATCCACTGCCTGCATCGTGTTTGGTTGGCGTGCATAGCGGGATCGCAAAATGAAGTCCAGCGAGTAGCGCTTTACCTTCGCGAGTCCTTCCATGGTTTTTCCGATTGGCATTTCGGTTACGTCAGCGGCTTCGAATGCATCGACCAATCGCTCAATGTAAAGACCGGCCATGCCGCCACCATACGGAAGATCAATCCAGCCAGACTCGGAAGGGCTAACGCGAATTGATGCTTGCAGTGCGTCCAATGCTGCTTCAAGTTGCTCCATCTTCGATGTGTGAAGAAAGTCCACCAAGCGATCGCCTTGCACCTGGGCTACACCTAACAAGCGGCGTAAGTCTGCCTTTCGCATTCCTCGCTCCATCATCGCGTTCCATAGAGCGATTTTGGCAACGGTCACCGCCGGCAGGTGAACTACGTGTTCGCCTTCCTGGGGTGGAGTCGCTTCAGGGATTGGTTTGCGTTCATCTACGTAGAGGGAGAGGGTCGTTTCGATTGCGTCGACCGCCTCACTGATCGCATGGTCTCGATCATCGCCATAGCTGTTGAGTTGAGGTAAGTCACGGCAGAACACTGCATAGCCAGGCTCGTCGCCTTTCTCGAAACGGATTGCATAGTCGTACATGGTCGCTCCTTTTGAACGTGATGAGTTCCAGTTCAGAATTTGGTTAGGGACTCTCAGAGCCCCAGTTGTTTAATGATCGCCTTGCGGGTCGGTTCTGGCATTTCCTTACTACCGTGATCCGCGAAGGTGCTCCTGTTGCCACTTGGGGCGATGATCTTGAAGTGGCTTCCTTTGCCTGCTTCGAAGGTCACCCCTTGGGCCTTCAACCATCGTCTGAATTCGCTGAACTTCATCACCTCGCATCGTTGTTTGGATGGATCCATTCTACAACACTTATGTGTTAATACAACACATTTGTTTTATTGATTCAGCACCTATTCAGGGCCTCGACATTGATCGGGGCTTTTTCGTTTTCGGCTCCCCACACCCACTGCCCCGAGCTGTGAGTGCAGCGGACGCCGGATTTATCAATCTCCCCAAGGGGGAGGCAACCCGGATGCCAAACATGCCTGACAAGCCAGACACATGGGCCAAGATCTGGCTGGCGTTGAGCAATCCGCTCTGGCAGGGCGTGATCATGTCCATCACCGTATCGTTGCTTCGAGTCATGTACGACGCGAAGGAAACCAGTAAGCGCCGGATTGTGTTTGAAGCGCTGATCTGTGGATCGCTGAGCTTGGTCGCGTCGAGTCTTATTGAGTGGATGGCCTGGCCTTCCAGTTTGTCGGTCGCTGCCGGTGGCACGATCGGCTTTCTTGGCGTGACAGCCATACGCGAACTGGTGACTCGTTTCCTCGGTCGCAAGGCAGATGCCGCATGAAGGCCTTCGCCGCTGCAATCATCATCGCTCTGGTCGCCGTCCTGCTCGTAGGGATTCAGCAGTACCGGGTGATCGCTCTGCGCGCCGACGTGAAGTTCGAAGCCGGCGAGAAGCAGAAGGCGGTCGACGCCAACGTTGAAAGCCAGGCCACTATCACCACGCTACGGGCAGAAGCCCAGCGCAACGCTGCCTACCAGAAAGACCTGAACAAGCGAATCAAGGCCAGCGAAGACAAAGCCAAAAAGGCGAGGAAAGACTTTGAAGACCTCAAGCGCAACAGCAAGCCTGTTCGTGATTGGGCTGCTCAGCCTTTGCCTGACGGCCTGCGCGGGAAAGCCAGCAGTGGTAACCCAGACAAAGGCCGTAAGAATTGAAGCGCCTGAGCTTATCCCTTGCGAGCGGATTGATGCCGATGACACGGATCTGCGACTCAACGGGGATGTATGGGCGCTGAAGGATCGAGCCATTGAGCTGCTTGATACCTGCGCGGATCAAGTCGACGCGCAGATCAAGCGTAATCAGAGCCGATAGCTAATCTATTTCGCTTACAGAGGCGCGGAGTAACAAGCCCGAAGGCTTTCTTGATAACCTTTCAAAATCGTTTGCGCATTGGCTGTTTCGTATGAAGATGGGTTGCTAGAAGCATTAACCATCGTTGAGTAGAAACTGACCTCACTTACAAGAGGCGTGCAGCGATCGTTCTTCAAAGACTGAAGTTTTAGTTTAGTTGCGTCCAGCTGCGCTTGAAGGCTTTCATACGACGCCCGCATGCCTTCGACTGTCTTCTCATGTTTTTCCCGATCCTTATTCAATTCATCATTGCGCGCGGCCAGCGAGGAAATTGCGGTCTCCTGTTTGCCGTAATTAACTGCGACTGTGATCGCACTGCTTGCCACAGCAAGTACTAGGGAGCCAAGCCCAACTGAGAGCCAGCTCGGGCGGTTAGGTGGTTGTGTCATTCGTTCTATCCTTGAGGTGCATTATGGTAGGGCATGACGAAGGCACTAAATTGTACAGGTTGTCGAAAACCTGAATGAGACAGCGCTGATCTATCTGGCTGCATGCAATTCGTCTAGATGAGCAAAAGCTGATTTATATGGTGCTCGATGAAGGGGGGAAGGTGTGCCGCAGGTGTGTGCGGCACGAGTAGGTCATTTGACTTTAACGGCTTCCTGAATTTGATCGGCGTACTGGGAGAGGCGATTCATTTCACCTTCAAGATCTGCGCCTTCTGTACTAACGCGAGCAACGATCAAGTCGATTGCCGCTTCAACCGCTACAAGTCGTTTTCCTTCCGCACCCGATTGGGCGTAAGCCGTTGCGCGGAAGGTATTGTTGAGCTCTGCCATTTTTCATTCCTTGTAATGAGGGGGGCTCCACCAATACCGGCAACGAGCCACTATTTCAAGCTCAAGGTGATCCATGGATAGGCCTTACCCTCCATCCTCACTACTTGAGCTGTCCGACCTCTCCGACTTCGGTATCCGTCTGACCCCAGCTTCCGAAGTGTGGGAATGGCTCCAGGCCGAGATCCTTGCCGACACTGGCAGCATCTACAACGAGGATCATGCCCATCTAATCGATGCGGACGTGCGAGTCATGTGGGCGTCTGCTGCCTTCACGAAGAAGGGGCGCACGGTAGTCGGTCAAGCCGAGCAAGTAGCATTCCGCGCTGGT